GTTTCTATTTTTGCGTTTTAATACGAAAATGTCTGCGTAAACGCTTTACTTTTCGTACTCTTCTGGTACTCGCCTCTGTGGGAGGACGGTTCCATAAGCTTCGGTTACCAACTTGTTGCGGAGGTCTGCTTCGCCCATATCGGCGGCGGTAAGAGCCTCATCCATTGTCGGTGGTAGTACCGCTGGGGCTCCAGCAGCACCTGGCTGTAGTGGCTGACCTGGCTTGCCCCCAGTCTCTGGGTTAGGCATAGTGCCAGTAAGTTCAGCAATTTCTTGTTCAATTTGAGTCTGTAGCAACTTAAGGGCGCCATCGGCTGTAGCGTCGTCAAGGAGTTCCTGACGAATTTCATTAAGTTTTTCAGTTGGGAACTCTTCACCGAGGGTGCGAAGCGCACCTTCCTTAGACTCAAGACCTAGAGACAGCATCGACTGGACTTCATTAAGCGCAATCAACTTGTCTAGTGGCAGAGGTTGTGGGAAATGTACATATGTGAGGTAAGTCAATGGGTCATTAGGGTCAAGTCTGTCAACTTGTCCCTTCTTAAGTTTAACGTTTCTAGTTGGGTCCCAGATAAAAAGCTCTGGTTCTTTAATAGCAATACTTCTAAGTATTAGGTCATTAATGCGCTCAAGACCACGTGCATACTGAATAATCTTTTGGTGGTAGCGGTTCATTAAAGGCTGGAATTGGATAGACAGAGCAACGCCAGATGTGTTAGAGATAGGCTGTGCTTGACCTAAAGCAGTTTCAGGAATACCAATCATTTCGTGCATAGACTTCTTAAGCATTGCTAGGAAATCCATAGCGCCCTTAAGACCTTGTGCTCCACCTTCTAGGTTTTCTACCTTTGCGTCTTTTGGTAGACCACCCCAGACCTTGTTAGCGCCCTTTTCCAATTGTGAAGCTTTGGCACCAATGATGACTGTGACGGGAGCAGCGTGATAATTAACGATGTCAGCGATGTCAGTAGCAGTCTCGTTATAAGTACGGTTAATATTAATAACGTCATGACAATCGCTAAGACCCCAAGGGCTACCACTAACGCGAACATTTGGCATATGAACAACGGGAATAACACCAAGCGGATTAGGGCGCGAGTCAATAAGTTCATCATTTATATACTCCTCAATAATGTCATCAGTGAGGATTTCAGTATAAGTAAACACTTGACGTGTGCCTTCAAGAGAAGTACCCCAAAAACGATACTTTAATTTAAAACGGATGAGACGTTCGCGGTCATGTGGGTGAAACTCTGGAAAACAAAAAGATGCGTTAAGCGGAAGAATACGAACACGTCCTGGGTGTCCAAAACCAGAGGAGTCTGTCCAAGCTTCTTCGTATGCTACTTTAACAAAACAGTCTCCAGATACAGAGCCTTGCTGTCCCATCTCCCAAAGAACTGTTGCTTTATTGTTATCTACTTCCCAAACTCTTTCTAAGATATCTGGAACAATTGCTTCTGTTTCTTTTGGGGAACGGAAATTAACACCTTTACCAAAGGTGAAGTTAATAATAAAATCTGTGAATGCTCGGTAGTAATTAAGTACTAGTTGAGCGTCGCCTACCTGCCTGCGATAGGAGTAGTGGTGGCCAAGATACATAGCCCAGTTAAGAGAATAACGATTAAGACGCGGACCATGAACTTCGAATTCTTCATCTGCAAGCTCCACCAATCCTAACGGGGAAATGGAAATAGTTAAGTCAGAGGACGCTGCCCTATAACTTGGGGGAGAAAAATCAATGCCGCTCAACTATCCACCTTTTTCTTAAAACAACCAGGAAAGGGTACCACGCTATTTATTTTAGCGGAAGCGCTCGCCTCTGATATTACCCTTACCCACCTTCTTGGTGACCTTCTTCTTTTGTTGGTCTTCCTTTTTCTTTTTTTCTTCAGCGGCGTAGTCGCGAAAACGAGGGTCTACTTCCCTCTTGGATTTAACATACTGACCACCAAGTTGATTATAACGAGAACGAACCCAGTGGGCGGCGGCAGGGGAAGGATAAGTGGTGAACTTGGCGCGAGCCTGCGCAACTACCATGTTATAAAGTTTTGGATTAGCAGGTTCCTGCTTTTCCGTCTTCTTTACTTCTTTACCTTGAATCAGTGCCATAGTTAATCCTTAAATAGAAAGAGGACCAACCCTGCGCTGGAATGTTGCGCAGGGGTGGGTTAGCTCTTTTATTAGTCTTCGACTACTGCTGGGTTAGACTTATACTGGCGAGCGCCGTTGCGAACTTCTTGTTCGAAGCGGTTGTCACCGTGGTCTGCAAAAGCTCCAGCAGAAAACTCAGAAAGATTCTGTGGTGCTTCTACCCATGCAGCTGAACCAACGTGTGCACGCTCGCGCATTGTTTCCTCTGCGGTCTTTGTGTGCACTGGCTTATTACGATTAGGGCGTCCTGCAGCTGGCTCATAGCCCTGCATAGCACCATTAGTAAACTGTGTTGGGATGTCTGTATCTGTTGCAAGGCCTTCTTCAAAACGAAGTGGGCCACGCTGTCCAGGAGTCGCTGCAGAAACTTTACGGTCGTAAATATTTCCTGGACGCTCAGGGAACTTAGGGGTTGGGGCAATTGCCATTTTTATACTCCTTATATAAAGGTTGAGGACCTCGTATAAAAGTGTCCTACGTATTTGCCGTAAAGTCAGGCTAAAGTAGTAACTACCTAGAAAAGAACGGCGAGGTGGACACTTCTACGGAAGGCATGGTCATATCTAGGGTCAGGGACACGGCTATAGCCAAACTATCCGCATAATCGTCGTGGGCGTGGGCTTCGTCAGGGGCATGCGCTAAGAAGTTAGGTCCAGTAAATTTAGTTTCCAAGTCTGTCATTTGTTGGTAAAAGCGTTTCCATGTGCGCAGTCTTCTAGTCTTTGCGTGAGCAGGCCAGCCAATCATTCGTCTGTCAATTAGAGCTTTTAGATGTTTCCAACGCTTAGATTGCTCGGGTTGGCTGCTGTTTAGGGCATGAACCTCTGCTCTTGGGAGGAGGAGTTTGAGTCGTTGAGCAACTGCATCACCAACACCATTAGCGTCCACGCCAACAGCAAGTACGTCGTAATTCCCCAAAAAATTCGTGATTTGAAAATACTGGTCTTCCCAATCATCGCCTTGTAACTCCAACCAATTAAGGACACGGTGGTCAAAATACCCAAACTCATCTGGGCGGTCCCAATCTACCCAGACAACGGTAACAACAGTAGAGTCAAGTTTACGGGCTGGGTCAATCCCAACTACAACTGGGGAACGGTGCCAGGCTTTAACTGTCTCTTGAGATGTGTCTCCAAGTTCGTCCATGATTGCAGAGGTAACGAACATTCCTCTTTCAAGTAGCCACTTACAGTTATAAGACATCTGAAACTCATCAGAGTCTTCTCCGATACGTAGCATCTCTTTCTTTATGAACTTTGCGTAGTTAGCGTTGTACTTAGAGACATCTTTGTAGTCCCACTCAAAGTGGTTCATACGAACAGACCTTGCTGTCTGTCTGCGTTTATTTAATTGGATAGAGCGATAAAAGTTATTTTTACTTGTAGTAGGGGTTCCCGTTTTAACCATGGTTCCTGAGTAGTAAGCCAACATAGGAGAGATTGACTCCAGGCACCTTACCTAGGCTATCGTCAATCTCTGGGTCGCCCATGATTTCTTGCGCTCGCTCGCTAGTAAGCCTATTAACAGTTCTACCAAATAGAGTTTCTACCTGACCTTCAACAGGAGCAAACATACCTACCCAAATACCATCTTTAAATTGACCAAGTAAATCTGGATACATTTTTGCAAGGCGAGGTAATAGAACCATTAATGTAGCTACGGTGTTAGCAATAGTTTCTGATTTACCTGACTGACGTGCTGCGAGTGCTGTTATTTCTTCGCCGTCATTGATGATTACCGACTCAATGATGCGACGTGCTAAAGGCATTTGATATGGGTGCAACTCGTGCCCAACTAGGGCATTCATAAAAGTAATAGTTTTATCTATAAGCTTTTTAACAAATTCTTTGGAGAGCTCATCTAGTTCCTCTTCGGGCTCTTCTTGAGAAACCTCTTCTTCATCATCTAACTCATCGTCAGGAAAGAATTGGTCGTCTTCATCTTCTAGCACGTTGTAGTTCTCCATATGGAAAGTTTAGGGGAAAACAAAAAACCTGGATTCATAAAACCCAGGCTTTTTGGCCATCACACGGGAGAGGAAGAGAGAGGCAAGACTAAGTCTATCATAATCCTATTTGATAGTCACGCGGCGATGCAACTCGTCAATGACGGCATGCAAAGCTTCAGAGCCTTTTAAAGCCTCGTCAATATATAGCTGGTCCCTGTTTTTAGAGTAACCAGACATGCATCTAGATATTTCAATCATTGCCTGCTCTGCCCACATCTCTAGTTCGGCAGTAGGTATTCTGGAGACTCTTTTGGCAACTTTTTCAGGGAAAGGCTTTACCCAAGGTTCTTTTTTAAAAAAACTCATCATATGCTCCGTCCTCAGGTACCCAGGCTTTTCTGCCCTTCATGGCGTCTAAGAATATCTTATCTATAGCCTCGTCGTCATCAGGCGACACTTCTGGCTTGCTGTAAAAGATACCACAATAGTACCCAGGCTCTGTAAAAGGAGCCCTTACAACTAGACACTTGCCTTTACGAAAAGGGTAGTCAGTTTCTTGGGTTGTACCAACCTCTATTACTGGTAAGGCTTTTTTATGCCAGTATCTGAGTTTGCCTACATATAGTGGTCCAAATGATTTCAAGGTTTAGAACTCCGTATCTGCCTGCATTCTCTTTGATACTTCTGCTGCATAGCTTAGCAACTCTTTTGATGATGCGGATAGCCCACCGTCTTCTGGCAAGTCTGAAACATTTGCAGGCCCCATATCTGGCCAAGCGTCTAATCCGCTTTCTCTAAGATATTTACCTGTTGAATCTGTTGTTTGTAAGTTTTGCCAATGAATGGCAGGACAGTTTCTATACTCCCACCAAGTTCCATCTCTAAACACAACATACAGGGTGTTAGTCTCGGAGTTGTACGCAATAGCCTGCGCTCTTGGACGAGATGGGTTAGAAGTGTTTGCTGTTACTTGTCTAAATCCTTGAGATATCTCCATAGGGATAGCGGCAGAGAACGCCTTATCAATTGGTGATTCAACACCAAGTTTTTCAGCAAATGCTTGAGATAGGTTTAATACCCTATTAGATTGGTCAGCAGCACGCCTAAAGTAATTAGGGTTGTTATAACTCTTGTACTTCTTCGGCATCTTCGTCTACGTCCTTGCAGATATGGTCTTTAGTCTCAGACTGTAGCACTTTTTCAAAACAACGAGAACAGCGCATAACACGCTCATAATTATTTTGTACGGTGCCGCCTACGGGCACGTCTGCGCCGTCTTCGCCATAGGCAGGCTGATAGTCAGTGACTATACGCTGTTCTCTAAAAAGCTCTTTAGGAAAAGGGCCTTGTGGTTCCATTATCCTGTCTGGGACGGGGTGAACCTGTACAGCTTGTCTTCTAATTACCTTCATCTGCCGAAGTTGCTTCTTCTTTTACTTCAGCTTTTTTACGTGGCTTTTCAGTCCCAGGTATCTGCTCGACTAGTGGAAAGTGACCAGCCTCTGCTCTTTCTACCAACCATGATGGTAGACAGTCAGTGCAGTAGTTAACAGCGTTTACTCCAGGGTCAGCGCAAGTATAGGTTGCTGACTTATCGCAATTATCGCATTGTACTTTTGATGCCATGTTTGCTTTCCTTACTTCTTCTTAGCTGATTTTTTAATTTCAGCTGCAATTTTCTTAGTAATTTCAGCAGCAGCGGCGTCTGCAACGCGGCCAAATGCTGGGTCTTTCTTGTTTACCCAACGAAGTGCGACTGGCACTAAAGATGCCCAAAGAGCATTAGCTACTAAAAGCCACTCTGAAGCTCCAAAAGCTAGCGGGGTTGCTGCACCACTAGTTTGCATAACAATCATTACTGCACCAATAACTTGACCAAGCAAGTTACGTGCGTAGGATTCCAAAACTGCTTTGTTCATATTTAGCTCCTTATCGAATTGACTGCTTGCAAGTAGGACAGACGTTTGCTTCTGTTGCTGGCGCAGCAGCGGTACTTCCAGCAAATTTAGGACGACCAAAACCAACAATTCCAACTGTTAGTTTTTTAGCGTTGTTCTTTTTATAAGCGCGAATCTTTTTGCAACATTCGCCGCCATTGCGCTGATTACCCTTAGGGTCTCCTGCGGTATTTCCTTCTACGCAGGTTACAGTTCCATCTCCGTTGTCTTTTACAACGATACCAACGTGTGAAATTCTATCGACGCCATCTGCTGGGAAATCAAAATAAACGATGTCTCCAGGCTGTGGATTATCTTCAAACCAGCGGCCAGACTTTTTAAAAGACGCAGCGCCCGCTGGGGTATAAACAGTATTTGGAACTTTTACGCCAGCTTCGTTGGCGCACCACATAACAAAGCTGCCGCACCATGGCTGATAATTGGCTTTAGTAAATTTACCGTATTTGGTCTCGTTGTCCTTTGGACCTTCGATGTATCCAACCTCGGCTAGAGCAACTTCTACAAGTCTAGCGGCGGTACCTTGTTCTGCCATGAAAATCTCCTTTTAAGTCAACTACTAGTGTGCCTCAGGAGAAATGTAATGTCAGGCTAAATTACTCTTTTCCGTCTTCTAGGTGCTGGGTAAAACGGCCCTCTAGACGGGCTACAGATATCCGTAGGTCGGTTAGCTCTGCGTGAATCTTATTAATGGTGTCCTTCATCGAGGAGCCCCCATTGGGCTTCAACTCGTGGACGTAATTTTTTAGGTAGTTTCTTAATACCCACGATGTGGCTGCGACAAGTGCGGCGCCAAATGCGGATAAGCTAGCTAGAGTAGCTGCCCAATCCATTAACGACATCTGCATAAATTCCTTTGATAGTTAAATATAGAATACGCATGTATGTCGTCCGTGTAGCAATAAAATGCAGAAATACCGTATTTATATTAAATACTGAGATTTTCTTTATGTCAGCGTAAAAAAAATATTTTTTCTAAGCGTGGCTTAACTTGACCGTGGCTGTAACTCTGTGGCAGTCTAGACCTTGAAAGGCTCCAGTAATGGAGCCTTTTGCCACTACTGAGAGGAGCAATCAAATGCTTAATATCAGCAAAGAGCAAACAAGCCAGCTGGCAATTATCGTGGCCTATGTCATGGTATTGATTGGGAGCCCTGTTGTACTTGCAGCAGCAAGAGCAGAAACGGTTACCCAAGAAACAGTGCGACCACAAGTCGTAGTTGTTGACCCGTTGGCTAAGTTTAAGGACGCCAAGTCATTAGACAAAGGTGAACTTAAAGACCTGCTTCAAGCGGTCGGGTTTGAGGGAAAGGCCCTCAGGACTGCTTGGGCTGTTGCGATGAAAGAATCCAATGGCCGACCTATTGCCCACAACGACAATACGAACACGGGAGACAACTCATATGGCGTCTTCCAAATCAATATGCTTGGTGACCTAGGAGCGGATAGGCGAGAAAAATTCAACCTAAAATCTAACAAAGACCTCCTTGACCCTGTAGCAAACGCAAAGATTGCGTACTACATGTCAAATCAAGGACAGGACTGGACATCGTGGAAGGTGTACCCAGGCCAGACAAATGGAGAAAGATTCGAAAACTTCTATAAGGAGTTTCCGACAATAGACTAGTTTAAAAGAAAAAAGCCCCCTGCAGAACGCGGGGGGCTTTTTTGTTGGGCGCTATTAGGAAGCAGCAGCCCAAGGGGTGATAGTAATTGTTGCGGTTGTAGCAACACCAGCAGCGGCTGCAGCTGTTGACTGAGCCTTGATTGTTCCAGCAACTGCCACAACTGCTCCAGTAATGCCTGTAAGAGCCAATGCTGTAGTTGCTGTGGTTGTGACTGTGAAGGTATTGTCGGTGAGTTTGGTGATGGTATATGTTCCGTTAACAGAAGCATCAACAGATGAGATTGTGACCTTGTTACCAGTAACAAATCCGTGTGATGAGTCTGTGATTGTTGTAACGCCAGAACCTGCTGTACGAGAAGCTGCTGTTACAACGCCTGCAGCGTTTGTAGCTGCTGTAGCTGTAGTGATATTAGCTAGCTCGTAACCAGCGTCCTGTAGGGCATCCAAAGCTACTGCTGTTGTCATACCAAGAACGTCAGGAACGATGATGTTTCCAAGACCTACGCCATCAGCTGCTGAAACAGCAGTTGTTGACTCAACCTTGCCGCGCTGACCTGTAATAAGGCCGCCGTTAGCTGCATTAGTAACTGTAAACTGTAGGGCGTTAGCGCTTGCTACAGTTGCGCTTGAAAGATTGTATGAAGATGCTGTAAGCCCAGTAATGTTTACGACGTCACCAGCGGCAAGCTTATTCTGTGCTTTGTAGGTAACAGTTGTTCCATTTCCTGAAGCTTCGGTAACCATATAGTTACCTGCAGCTGGAATAAATGAAGGGTATCCAGCCCAACCAGCCTCAACATTTGAGTGGTTATCTACAGCAGGGTTTAGACGAGCGCTTGCAACTTTGGTGGTTTGAGCCCAACCATAGTCGCCCGTAGAGCCGCCTGTGTTTGTAATGGTCGCTGCTCGGTCGTCGTTTGGTTGCATAGGGATATTGCCCCATACAAAATCAACGGCCTGTCGACCTGAAGAGTCTACTGACATGTTGTACCTATTCTCTAGAGTGGTAGTGAACGCCTGATATCGGGGGCGCCTTTCCTATTGTCTAAGAGTATTTACGGCTTGTCAGGGCTAACTACTCATCAGAGGGATGAGGCGGCATGCCTTTTCTAGAAGGGTGTGGAGGAACACCGCGATACTTTATGAAGTCCATGCTTACGCTTTTATAATAGTCTCCTGATATAGACATCCAAACTTTATCCATACCAGTTACCTCAAAAAACTCCTCTACCTTTTGTAGGGGCACATCTTCTAAGCCCTTTAAAATCCTGCCTAAATGATTTGTAGCCTCAACTACATGTTTCCAGTAAGCGTCGCTTCTACTGTCTCCCCACGGCCTTCTAACCCTCTTTGTCTCATCTCTTAGAGGGGCGTCATGGTGTTGGTGAAATACATCCTTAGCGCCAACCGCATAGACAGACCATCCTTTAGCAAATGTTCTAAGTGATTGATTAAACTCCTCAGTATTAAAAGAACCCGCACCATCAACCCCAACTTCATCTACCCAAGCTTTTGGAGCAAATATGTACATGCAGGTAGTCCAATAAGTTTTGGCAATTTCAGTGCCGCGAAGACCAGCGTAACCAGGGAACTCATATCCAGGAGCCAAACTGCTGTAATGCGTGGCACGTCTACCAAACAGGGTCTCGTCTTCCCAGATTCCCCAAACATCTACTCCATCTACCGTAGAGTAGGATGGAGGAGCATAACAGACCATGACTTTTTCTTCTGGGAAAGCAGCTGTTAAATATAAATAGTTTGATAACCCTCTTTTGTCCCAGCCAGGTCTTCCCCTTGAGTGGGAGTCAAACTGAATAAAATAATCGTAATCAAAATCTACTTGTGTAGCTAGATTTCTAGCCCAGCACAGGCCGCCGTAATACTCAGTTGCTGGATAATACCTGTAGATTAAATTAGACTCGGGTATAAAAGAAAAGTCTTTTGGTTCGTCATCCTCATCTACAAGGGAAAACACAAGTGAGTCTTTAAACTCTGCTGTTTCCCAAAGAGACTTTACAGTTGCATAAAACTCGGGGTCTTTATAACTAGCTATGCTTACTAGTATCTTGGGATTGTTCATTTGACTCCTCAAGGTCATCGGTGTTCATCCACTTATGTAACGGACACCAGGCTTTAGCAAGTTTTACCTTTAAATTCATAACGCAACCGCATTTTTTGCACTGATTAGTTAACCCAATAAGTTCTGGGCATTCTCGACAGATACTAAGCCTACTTGCGGCAACCTCATCGGTAGCTCTAGGTTCTGACGTCTTTAGCATATGCCACGGCCTTACTGGTGGCGGAAGGCTTTTACCTTTTTCGCTATTGCGAAATCTTTCTGATATCTTACTCATTTATAGTTCTTTTTCTCCCACATATGGTCTTGATACATTCCCGAGAATGTGGAGTTTATCAGATTTAATCTATCACGTACTTCTTGACTTCTTTCTTCCATAATTTCAGACTCCCAAGACTCTCTTTTAAAAGGTATTGCCTGAGCAATTGGGGTTCCGCGTTTAATAATGCCTTTATAACCTTTTTTAATGTGAAATGGCAACGCCCCAGCTGACGGCATGCCGTCCGTATCAATAATCCCAGTCATAGTCATAAATGGCAGGTCTGGTCTGTGTGATGGGGTAATTATAAGTGTGCTATATCCTTCTGGGGTTACGGCTGCCCAAAAAGGAACCCACCTCAATATATCTTTATGAAAGGTGTCATCTGTTGGATAGTCTCCAACTTGGTCGGGGTTGTGACTTAAAATAAACTCATAACGTGGGTTTCTCCACTTAGTTTGGATGTTGTGTGGGTCTGTAGAATCAATATAAATATCTACAGGACATAAAAAATAATACCCAGTGGTAAAAGTGTCAATCATAGACATACACTTTTTGCCAGTTACATTTGCAAAATGACCGCCATTTGCAGAGTCCTCTGTTGCTTTTACGATTTGTTTTTCCTTAGTTAAATAAGGAGGTAGTTTTCTAAACCATTCTGGCATCATAGTACGAACAGGTACTGGAGGCGGCGCAAATCCGCCTACCTCTTCATCAGTTGGGTAGAACTTTATTACTGGCATTACATTGCGGCTCTAGTGTCAGCAAGTATCTTTTGATAGTATTCTGGACCTTGAGTAAAGTACCAATGGTCTGGCTCAGCGTAATGTAAAAAAAGCATGTCTACTATGTTTGAGTCTTTTTCTGGAAACGGCCCTCTCCAATGAAGTTGGTCTTCTCCATAAAAACACAGCGCTTGATTTGGCTTCAGTAGGTACTCTTTGTCTTCCACGTAAAGTGGCCAATCTACGCTAGAAGTTAGGCATAAATCTACGGTATAGGTGCAGGCGTTGCTGTCCATGTGTCTTAATAAATTAGCTCTTGCACCTTTATATCTTACGTAACACGAATAGGTGGGAAGCAAAGTTTGGCTATCAAATATGTCTCTTGCTTTTTGTAAGCAATGCTCTAATAACTGGTCAGGCATTTGACCAGCTGGATTCTTTAGCATAAAACGACCAAATGAACGGTCGTACTTAAGCTCATCAAGAGAGTACCCGTTTAAAGTGTTTAGTGTTTCTTGAAACTTTTCTGGTGAAAGCACGTCGCTGACTATCACGGGCTCTTTTACTACTGGCCTTGTGCCCATTAATTCGTCATCAGCAAAATATTTTGTTTTAGCCATTTGTTGCTTCCAATATCCACATCACGACAGCGTATTTAGTACCCTCTTTTACTGGGTGAGCTATGTGAGCGTAAATATAGTTAGAAGGAAAAAATAATATGGAATTTGCAGGTGGTTTTAATTTGTAGTTAAAATAAGGAAATTCAATCTCCCCACCCTCATATTCATCATTTACATACCAAACTAAAGATAGAACTCGGTTATTTCCGCCACCTGCATCAGCGTGCAGTTTATATTCCTGTCCAGTTTGATACTTTAAAATAATTGGTGAAAGAGGCAAATCACCAGAGTTGACACTGTAATAACCCTTATATAGGTTGTACGCGTCTTGAATGTTGTTTAACATCTTAACTGCTAGTGCTCCGCCTGCTGCTAACTCTGGGTTTTCAAGAGTGGCCCACTCTGCCTGTAGGTGAACAGATGAGTTAGTTCGGTACTCGCTGCGTACAGAACCTGTTTTGTCAGAGCCAACCATGGCTCTTTTCCATCTAATTACCTTAGAGGGGCAGTTAGTGACGGTTTCTATTTCCTGTATTAATTCTTTGTAGTCAGGCACTATGTTTTCAAATAACACTATTCCTGGTGCAACAATTTTTGATTCCATGTGTTTATCCTTTACTTGTTGTGTACTAGTATACCCTCTGCAAAGAACATATCATAGGGCTCGGTGCTCAATGTGCGAACTTTGAACCTAACGTTAGGCTCGTAGGTAATTGTAGAAACTGGTATCCAAGCTTCTAGGTCTCCATCAAACAACATGTCTCCCTCAACAAGTTGGGCGGCACGAGTATAGTAGTATCGACCGTCAGCAGCTTCTTTAGCAATAAACGGGTGAGAGCCAGTTACCTGGATTCTATTGTTAATTGTATAGCGTCCAGTTTCTTCCCATTCTCTAACATTTACAATAGTTGTAATATCAAGCTCTTTGTAGGTAAAGTTATCTGAACTCCAGGTGTCAACAATTAAATCAGCATTTGGGTCATCAGGGTCAATTTCTTCAAACCTTGCAGAAATAACCTGGTCACCAATCTTTAAATCAGCAAGACGTTTATCACCATTTGGTGTTGGAATCATACTGTCAACAGATAGGCAGTAGTAAGGGTAACGAGGAACTGGAGCAAGTGGTGGTCCACCAACACCTGTGTAGAAGTATTCTGGCCAAGG